TCGAGAAGCTCAAAAAGCAGAAGCCCATAAAGCAAGGTCTCGAGAGCGATGATGATGAGGATGACACCGGCAAAATCAAAAAGAAAGGCGACGATGAGGAAGAATTCCAATGGACATCGTTGACCTCACCTGACGAAGAGGAGGACTAAATTGAGGAGAACCACAAAAAGCCTGCTTGAAAAATTCAAGATCGGCAAGGGGTACAATCTGATATCCATGCCGACCATCACCCTCACAGAGGAAGAGGCTGACAAATTCCTGGATTATGTGTTCGATGAATCGGTCATGAAGGACTATGCCCGAATTATCCGCATGAAACAGCCACAGAAGAACGTCCGGGCCATCGGTTTTGGCTCTGGCCGATTCCTCTATCCAGCTGCTGAGTTCAACGAGTCCAAGTACAAAAAGCAGTGGGCACACAACAGAATCCAGCTATCGACCAAAAAGGTCCGAGGTGCGGTAGCCGTTTTCGACGACGACCTCGAAGACATCCGGGGAGTCACAACCGAAAATCAGTTCATGAACCAACTCATGAAAATCATAGGTGCCAAGATTGCGAACGAACTCGAGGAAGCCTACTGGATTAGCGACACCATGGGCCTAAATCCCTCGTTTGCAGCCGATGACATCCGGGGCCTTTGGGACGGATGGCGCTATCAAATCAATCACAGCCAGATCACCCAGACCTACTACAACAGCGCAATACCTGGAGGGGCCCATATTAAGGATGCCTGTCTCTGCGAAAGCGGAGCGGGATGCGAAAGCGGAAGTTGGGACCCAGATGCACATTTCAGATTCGCTGGCGGGATTGCCGAACGGAGTGCCATAGCACCCTACGATTGGGAATTCAAATACCACATGATGCTGAAAAATATGCCCTCCAAGTACAAGCAGAAAAATTCCCTGGCCAACCTGAAATTCCTGAACTCTGACCTCGTCACCCAGGACTATCTGGAGGCATTAAGCACCCGAGGGACAGCCCTCGGCGATTCGATTTTCACTGGCGCAATGGCTCCAGCATACGGCAGAGTCGGGATTATTGACGTGCCTCTCATGGCCTCGGATCTTGGACAGGATGCGGATGGAACCTACGGGCTAGTCGCAGGCGGAGAATATACGGACATCGTACTCACACACAAGGACAATTTTATCATCGGAGTCCAGCGGGAAATCAAACTCGAAACCCAGAGAGTGCCAGCCGACGAAGCGACTTACGTGTTCTATTCCATGCGAACTGACGTAGCAATCGAAAATACCGATGCCGTGGTTTTTGTCCGATGCTTAACCCACCGCTGCTAGGGAAGAGATCTGATTAAATGTTAGCACGAATTCTAAACAACGGTCACCGAAGAGTCTACCCGACTTGCATAGGCGATTTGAGAATCCAAAAGGGACAATATTATGAACTCCAGGACAGGAAAGCAATCCAGGAGCTGCAAGAATATCCCGATCTTTGTGTCGAGATAATCAAAAATGACATCGAAATCCCTGCAGTTATATACGCCAAATATCCCATCAACCAGCTCCGAAACATCGCCAGCAGAATCGGAATTAAACAGGCTTTTTTCTTGAAAAAGGTTGACCTAATCAAAACTTTGGAGGAAGCACATGAGTCCACAATATGAATTTCCGCATGCCGATGCTGGAACACACCAGCCGGAACTTTTCATTCGAGATATCGAATTCCTGAATTACCACATCAACCATGACAAGTGGGATTGGTATCGAAATTTCGGCATCATAGATGCCCACAGGGATGAGGATGACTTTAATTACTATCTTGCCAGCGATTGGAACGTCAATGTAATCGGCGGCAGCGCAACGGCAGCAATGACAGATATCGCTAATGGCGTTTTGTCCTTTACTACTGGCCAAACAGAAAATGATGGAGCCGAATGGACCAGAAACGGAACCATGTTTTTGCTGCAGGCTACAAATCCATTTTATGCAGAAATGCGCTTCAAGATAGACGAAGTTATCCAGAGCGATTTCTGGTTCGGTTTGGTCAGCGCCCATGCTTGGTTCACTAAACCGAATGATTACGCTGTTTTTCACAAGGATGATGGCGATGTGAATATCGACTTTTCTTGCGCGAAGAACGGCGTAGCCACAGACGTTGACACAGGAATTGACCTCGTAGCGCTCGGCTGGGTACGAGTCGGTTTTCATTACGATGGAGCTGGAACCCTACGCTGGTTTGTCTTTACAGACAGCGACGAACCTCAAGTCTGTTCGGCCATGGGAACAATCACTACCAATATTCCCGATGATATCAATCTGTCTATTGGATGGGGAATTCAGGCCGGAGCAGCCGCAGTAAAAGTCCTTTACGTCGACTATTTCAAAGCGGTCCAGAAACGCGTCATCGAATAACGTTTATCTGCCATACACGTTTGAGTGGGCGGGACAGGTGAAAACCCGCCCACTAAATTTCTATCATGGGCAACTACATCGACAAATCTGAAATAGATACCTGGCCGTCAGGAATGACTGACGCAGAAAAAGACGCACTAATCGCTAGGATTGAACTCCAGATAGAGAAATGGGCAGAGAATTTTTTCTATGAAAAAGCGTTTGATTTCCGGCTGAACGGCAACAACAAAAACCGCCTTTTCCTTCCCCTTGATGCTGACATAATCACAGTAACTAACATAGAGTTGTGCGGCATCGACCTCCCAGGGAGTTGGATAGATTTCGACGAAAGTTCTGTTTTTTTGAATCTATGCACCTCGGGAGCTTATGAATCGGATTTTGCAGAGCTGACCTACCGATTGACCGAATACGGCAGCGTCGGCATTTTCCCAAGAGGATATAATAATATCCGCGTCCAGGGAACATACGGCAATACCGAACTCCTGTCTATCGCCAAAGAAGTCGCCAGGATTTTAATCACACACGCAAATGAGCAGGGATTGGCTAATCCCACTTATCCGTACTTATTCAAAACAGAAAAGATCGGGGACTATTCCTATGGTTATGAAGGGACAGGATACGGAAATGTTTATTCGGGAATCCGGCAGGCCGATAATTTAATCGAGCTTCTGGTCCGAGATATGCCAACCCTGATGACGCCATAATGCTCCAGAACAACAGAAAAATTAATCCAACCCTATATAAAGCGGCGGCCTTTACCAATCGAGAGCTTCGAGAGGTTCTCCCTGACAATTCCTGGAAGGGCAAACCCTGTTTTCTAATCGGCGGCGGCCCAAGTTTAAAAGAATTTGACTGGACCAGACTAAAAGGGAAACGGACAATTGGCGTCAATCGTGCGTTTGAAAAATTCGACCCTACTATAACATTTTCGATGGATACTCGATTCCTGGCATGGCTGGAAAGAGGGGCATATGGACCCGATGCGAGAAAGAAATTCCAGAAATCCCCAGCCTACAAAGTATGGCAATGTACCTACGTCGCCAAGCTACCGGAATTTATCTACATCATAAAAGTCCACAAAATGGATTATTATGGAGGCTGCAGAGCATTCACGGATTCGCAGAAACTCGGCCTCGGCCACGGAGACAACTCCGGCTATGGGGCCCTGAATTTGGCCTGCTGCCTTGGAGCGAACCCTATCTACCTTTTAGGATACGACCTTAAACATGAAAACGGCAATTCCCATTGGCATGAGGGCCATCCATCCGCCCAAAAAGAAGAGTCCGTAGTGAAATGGATAGGCCACTTTCGCTGGGCATCGCCCGTTATTAAATCAAGAGGATTTAGAGTTATAAATTTAAACCCCGATTCAGCATTAGACTGTTTTGAGAAACGGGGGATGGAGGGAGTCCTATGAGTATGCAGGGGAAAATTTGGGGGGAGACAACGGAGATATTTAAATCAGAATCCACCTCGGTCCATTATTTGAAAATCAAAGCCGGAGGCTACTGCAGCGAACATCGGCATAGCAAAAAATCAAACCTATTTTTTGTGATATCCGGCTCCTTGGAAATCCAAATCTGGAAGGAAAACAAGCAGATAGACAGGACCATGCTGGCACCGGGGCAGATGTCTGAAGTGCCCCCTGACGTTTATCACAAATTCTATGCCCCCTACGATTGCGAATGTATCGAAGTCTATCAGGTGAAACTCCAGGAACCCGATATCGAAAGACGGGACCGTGGAGGGTTGAGGAAATGAAGATATTTTGTAAATGTGGATGTGGTCAAGAAGTTTATCAAAATTTAAAAGCTCATAAAAGTAGAAGAGCTAAATATATTTTAGGTCACTGGATAAAAAAACATATAAAAATTGATGAATGGATAAAAAATAATCAGAAAAAATATTTATGTATTTGTGGATGCGAAAATTTTATTAAAATTAAAAGATCGCATTATTGGATCGGGATTCCAAAATATATTCATTATCATAATAAACCAGTTGGTTTTAAAGGAAAAAAACATAAAAAGAGATCAATAGAGAAAATAAAAAATTCTTGCAAGGGCGGAAATGAGGCCAGTTTCAAAAAAGGCCATAAAACATGGAGCAAAGGAATCGAAAGGCATGATATTAAAGGAAATAAAAATCCAAATTGGAAAGGCGGAAGATCTTATCAGGGATATGATCGATCAAAATTTAATCAGAAATTAAAAGATATTATTTTAAAAAGAGATAATTATCAATGCCAAATTTGCTACAAAAAAAAAGATCTCTTTCTTCCTTTCGATATTCACCATATTGATGAAAACAAAACCAATAATAAATCAAAAAATTTAATTACTTTATGTCATATCTGCCATTCTAAAATACACAATAATAGTCTATTTATGGAGAAATATCATCAAAATCTGTATATATAGTAAAACGCCCCTGGCCGCAGCCCCCTGGGAGCTTTACAAGGCCCTGAAAAAATACACGCTCCATGACGTCAACCTCATAAACGAAAAAAACAGATATCGGGATGGCCGCTCATTTCCATACAGCCTTTTGTGGGCGTCAAATAATGGGGAATCGAAGAGAGTCCTGGCAGAGGCCGACTTGTGGCATATCCATAATTATCTCCCATACGAAATCATCGAATACCGAGCTCACCAGAAAGTCATGGCCCAATTCCACTCCCTCCCGCGATTGGGAAACTGGAAGCAATTAATGAATTTCGCTGACAAATCATATACGATAAAACAGCCCATGCAGGAAAAAGAGTACAACCTTCCCAGCCTTCCGAACATCATAGACCCAGACGAATATTTGCCAACGAAAAGGAATGTGAAAATACAGATTGCATTCGCCCCGACCACTAGGGTACCCATCGGATCTCCGAACAGCAAGGGATATGAAGAAGTGAAACAAGTCCTCAACAGAATAGCCCAAATTAGAAATGTGGATATCGCATGGATAGAGGGGATTTCATACATCGAAAACCTTGCCATAAAACGAGATTCGCACATTTTAATCGACGATGTTGTGACCGGAAACTGGCACAGAACGACGCTGGAAGGGGCCTGTTTTGGATGTGCCGTCTTGAACCGAGTGCGAAAAGTCCCCTTTGTTTTCACTACCCACCAGACCCTGGAGGAACGGCTGCTCTGGCTAATCGACAACCCCTACGTTCTCAAAGATTTCCAAGAACGGACGAGACTATGGGTCCTCCAGGAATGGCACGCCATGGACCTCATAAAGCCTTACATCGAAGCTTATGAGGGGATGCTGAAATGAAACACATAGACCTCATCATCCCGACTAGAAACCGCTGGGAAAAACTCCAGCGCTGTCTCAATTCCATACCAAAAGAAATCCCCGGAACCAAACTGAATGTGATTATAATTTGCGACGGTGACCTCCAAACAGCCAAGCGGCTCCTGGAATCGGAAAATGGCCAGATCAGTAGAATTGTCTACGTCCGGGAACAGCAAGGTTCGGTCTTTTGCCGGAACCTCATGACCCAATGTGCAGAGGACGCCGTGCTTTATGGCACAGATGATATCGAATTCCGAGCAG